GGGAGTGTTTACGCTCTAGCGGTGAAAATGTAAAACCTTTCGGTGCCGATTTTCTCGATACATTATCTAAGGTCGAGGTCTTAGACGATGAACCTTTAAGCTAGGGCGAGACTCACTAACATATTTGGCGGCGCAGCTTTCAATACGGTTAGGGGTCTCGCCTCAAGCGATACTCGATCTCGATACAGAGATGTTTAGGATGTTAATTAAAGTGCTTAACGATGAAGCTAAGGAGGCCGAAAATGCCAGTAAGTCTAGGCGGCGTTAAAGAGACTATTAAGTCTCTACGTAAATTCGACCCCGAGCTACTTAAAGAAATGAATAAAGAGATTCGGGCCGTGATGGTGCCGCTACGAGATAAAGCTCGAGGCTATGCACCGTCTCCGGTCCCGGGTAATCTTTACGGTTGGAACGAGAACACCGTAGGCAAGAAAATTACAGCTCGTAACTCAGCCTTTAGAACCTTTAACACCGAGGGCCGTCTCCGGCTCTTTCCGCTTTACGATCATGCCGAGGTAGTCAAAGGTATCTATTACTCTCAAGCTCCGAGCAAGCGTAATAAAAACGGATGGCGAGCTCTTTATTTTGTAGGCAATAGATCAGCTGCCGGCTCAATTTACGAGACAGCCGGGCGAGCAAACGAGCCATCTAATAAAGGCTACCGATCTAATAACCCTAGAGCCGGTGAGCATTTTGTTAGCCGTATGGGACCGCTCTACGGAGACAAGCAATCCGAGCGCGGCCGCATGATCTTTAGAGCGTGGAAAGAGGACGAGGGTAAAGCCGAAATAGCCGTAGTGACAGCTATAAGCAATACGATTAACGCCTTTAATCAAGGCCGATACGGGCTAGGTGCGTAATGGCTAATCTCCCGAGTTTATTAATTAATGCTGTAACTACCTTTGACGGCAAGGCCCTAAGTAAAGGGCAGACACAAATAGCTAAATTTCAACGGCAGCTAAAATCTCTAGCTAGTACTTTTGGCGTAGCTTTCGGTGGCGCTGCTCTCGTCGCATATTCTAAAAAATCTATCCTTGCCTACGGCGAGCAGATCCAAGAGGTTAAGCGCCTTAATACAGCTGTAAGTAACTTAGGCTTAGCGTTTGCAAGCGATGATATAAGTAAGTACATAGACAGCGTAGAGGCTGCTACCGGTGTAAACCGTGACCTTTTGCAGCCATCTTTTATAGCTCTATTGCAAGCTACCGGATCTGTCACTAAGTCTCAAGAGATCCTAAACGTAAGCCTTAACGCTGCGGCCGGCTTAGGCGAAAGCGTATCGTCGGTATCGGAGAAATTGACTCAAGCCTATCTAGGTAATACCCGAGGCCTTAGGACTCTTAATTTAGGCCTAAGCAAAACCGAGTTACAAACGGTTAGCTTTGAGAAAGTTATGGCGCTATTACAGGCTCGCTTTAAGGGACAAGCTGCTCTCGAAGCTGCAAGCTACACGTCTCAAATGGCTAAACTCGGAATTAAAGCCGAGGAGGCTAGCGAGATTATCGGTAAGGGTTTAGTCGATGCCCTTAAAATTCTAGGCGGTAGTAACGATATTAAAGAATTAACCGATGATATAGATCGGGCAGCTACAAGCACGGCTAAATTAATTGTAGAAATAGCCAAGCTAGGCCGAGAGATCAAAACATCCTTAGATCTACCGGCTAATCTCTTAACCGAGTTTATCCGGAAAACTCAGCCTCTCGTAGATCTTATCGTAGAGGGTGATCCATCCGGGTTTATGAAAAAGCCAAGAGCTAGCGCTCGTAGATTTTTTACCGGTGGGAGTAAGGGAACTACAGCTGAGGATAGAGCTAGGGCTAAAGCTGAGGCCGATGCTGTAAGGCGCCAAAAAGAATTAATAGCGTTACAAAGAAAATCGGCTTTAGCTGAAAAGAATAAGCTCTCATTATCTAAAGCTGCCGCTGTATTTGACTCTACTCGGATCTCACTAGCTGCGGCTCTACAAGCTACGTATGACAAAGAGACACGTCTACGCCTTGAGGCCCTACAAGCTATCGAGGAGGATAACGGCGCTCTAGCTCTACGTAAAATAAGCGAGTTAGCAGCTCTACAGAAAAACGCCGATCTAGCCAAGTTAGCCGGTATTACCACTATTAGCGATGCAGCTCTACAAGCTCTAAACACTCAGCTACTTACAGAGCTTAAAAATATCAATCTTTCCAAAATAGCCGAGGGCGATAAGGAGCTACTACGTGAGGAGGCGTTTAAGAAATATAACGCGGCGATTATGGCCTCCGGAGAGCTAGCAGCTAAAGAGAGCTATAACGAGCGAACACAGATCCAATTAACCGAAATCGCTCGCCTTGCAGCTTTAAGCAATACAACTAATGCGATGCTTACATCTAATTTACTACGTGAGTCTGCCGAGATGGAGGCTATCGATAGAGTTTCAGCTGCTCAAAAGAGGGCGGACGATGCTAGAGCTAAGGCGTTACAGGATTATATAAATCTACTTAATAGCGTAGGCACCGGGAAAATTGCCGGCGGTACATCCGGCGGTACATCCGGAGCCACTAAGGGAGCTAGTAGCTCGTCAGCTGCTCAAGATATAATAGACCTAAGCAAAATATCTCTTACAAACAAAGTAGCTAGAGACTCACTAAATCAAGGCCTTAGCGCCGGTTTAAGTTTAAGCGCAGCGCTCTCGGGTGCTCGCTATGCAGCTCAAGCGGCGGCGCAATATAACGTAAGTATTAGCGCCGGGGTTATATCTCAGCCGGACGAGTTTGCTAATCTTGTACAAAGGACTATCCAAAATATAGAGCGAGATGGTAATCCACTAGCTACGGCCGGACGGTTAAAATGACGGTCCCTACAATTAACGCGGTAATTAACTTTAGCTCCGGTCCATCTTTTGGCCCGGCTATGGTGTTAGGCGAGGGCATATTAGGCACTAACGTTTTGGCCGATGATAATACGCTTATCGTGGATGTATCTAACGTAGTAGACGGTATTACTACTATGCGAGGCCGTAACGCTCAAGCCGATGTATTTCAAACCGGGACTCTTACCCTGCGTATCGTGGATCAAAACGGAGACTTTAACCCTCAAAACCCGGCCGGGCCTTATTTTGGTTTGCTCGTGCCTTTACGTAAAGTGCAGATTAGCGCTACCTATAGCGGCGTTACCTATCCTATGTTTAGCGGCTTTATTACAAGCTATGTAACTACTACGCCTCTTATGGCTACCGATGTCGTATATACGACTATTACAGCTGTGGATGCTTTTAGGTTATTTGAGAATAGTCAGATATCAACCGTTACCTTAGCCGAGCCCGGTGACTTACCCGGCGAGCGCGTAAACGCTATTTTGGACGAGATCCTATGGCCTCCGTCTATGAGAGAGATCCAATACGGAGATATACCTTTTCAAGCTGACCCGGGTACTTTTAGGACGGCGCTAGCAGCGATGCAGACCGCCACAATATCGGAGTACGGTGCTTTGTATATCGATGCTCGCGGATCGATAACACTTAAAGATCGTAATTTTAGCGTAGCCTCTCAAGCTCTACCGCCTAGAGTATTTAACGATAACGGCGAGGATATTAATTACAATAATGCGATATGGCGCCTTGATGATACTCAAGTCTATAACCAAGCCTCGATAAGCAAAATAGGCGGCTCGCCTCAAGTGGCACTCGATGAGGCCTCTATCGAGGAGTATTTTGTACACTCATATAATCAACAGGATTTAGTAATGGAGGCCGATCAAGCGGCCCTCGATTATGCCCGGGCCTATGTCGCTAGCCGTAAAGATACTCAAACCCGGTGCGATTTTCTCGAGCTTAACCTTTACAGCTTGGACTATAACGATGGGATCCTAGCGGCCTTAGAGCTAGATTTTTTTGACCCGGTAAGAATTACTACTAATCAGCCAGGTAACTCGACACTTATACAGACCTTGCAAGTATTTGGCGTACAGCATCAAGTAACACCAAACTCTTGGAAAACGACTTTTACAACACTAGAGCCGATTATCGACGGCTTTATACTAAACTCATCACTATACGGAGTGCTCGATACCTCCGTGTTATCGTACTAAGGAGTAAGACTATGGCAGCTGGACAAGGTTTTAAGACCTTTGTTACGGGTGAGGTATTAACCGCCGGTGACGTAAACGGCTATCTCATGCAGGGCATTAATGTATTTACAAACGCAACGGCTCGAGATGCAGCTATCTTAACACCGGCCGAGGGACAGTTTGCTTTTACTAAAGATAATAATTCACTTTGGTATTACGACGGTGCAGCTTGGGTAGCCTCGGGCGCTACCGGTGACATCGAGGGAGTAACAGCCGGCGTAGGTATTAGCGGCGGTGGTACATCCGGCACGGTAACGGTAACTAACTCAATGGCTACGGCTATCGATGCTAAGGGAGATCTTGTACCGGGAACAGGTGCCGATACTTTCGCTCGCCTTGCTGTAGGAGCTAATGACACCGTGCTTACAGCTGACAGCTCTACGGCTACCGGATTAAAGTGGGCCGCTCCTGCAACATCGGCTCCAACTTTTAGAGGAACTTTTAGCTCATCTACCACTATAAGTGTAGGTACCGCTAAAACAGTTTACGTAATGGCTGTCGGTGGTGGTGGCGGTGGACAAAGTGGATGCTGGAATTCTTTTGGAGCTATTACACAAGGTTTTCAAGGTGGTGTAGGTGGTTGTAGTGGGATGGTAACTTTTGCAAGTTTTCTTGCATCCGGCACACTTACGATAACTATTGGCGCCGGTGGCGCCGGTGGTGCAACACGCACAACATCCGGACAAAGTAATGGATCTAATGGTGGAATTACAATAGTTAGCAATACAAGCTCTGTAACAGATGGAATTGGTGGAGCTATTGCTTTTGGTGGTGGCGGTGGAAGAATTTTATCTGATACTGACTCAACCGCACTTGCTACGACACAATTTTCGGAGTTACTAGGTAACAGCGGAGGCGGAGGCGGCGGTGGCGGTGGCTACATCAATGCCGGAGGTACTGGCGGCGCCGGCGGCGCCGGTGCGAGTAATGGAACAAATGGTTCATACGGAGCTAACGGCAGCGGTTGGAGCCAATTCGAAAATCCATATCGAGGGATGCTTGGAACAAACGTTTACAAATTAAATACATATCCATACGGCAGCGGCGGCGGCGGAGGCGGCGGTGGCGGTGGTGTATCCGGATCTGCCGCAAGCGGCGGAGCCGGTGGTGCTACTGGTACTTATGGAATTACCGGAGGTACTGGCGGCGCCGGCGGCGCTGGAGCATACGCGCCATCTGGTCAAGTAAGCGGTAGTGCTGGATCAGCTGGAGCTTTAGGCGGCGGAGGCGGCGGTGGCGGTGGAGTTGCTGGTCAATCGACTATAACTACAGCTACAGGCGGTGCCGGAGGTGCCGGCGGTTCGGGTTACGCAATTATTTGGTTCTAATAGAAAAGGAAAAAATTATGAAATTTGCAATACTTAATCAAAATAAAGTAGTAAATATTGTTGAGGCTGCGTCCCTAGAAATAGCCGAGGAGGTAACTGGACAAATTTGTATTCCATACACAGATGAAACCTCGGTAAATATTGGTGATACTTATGATGATGCTAATGATATTTTTGTTAGCTCCGTAATTGAGGTTGAATCTGCGGAAAGACAAACAGCTCGCGCAGCTCTTTTAGATCGCCTCGGATTAACAGCCGATGAAGCGGCGCTACTACTCGGATGAGCCTTACAAGCTATAACGGTTATCCGGCCTCTAAAGATCAAGCCGAGATAAATATAAAGTCATATCCGGTAAAAGGCACGGATCTAAAGCTACGGTGCGCTTCAAGTGTTGGGCCATTACTAGCAGGGTTCGCCGCTGAATTTCACGAGCTTATAGAGCCGATAGATAAAGGTACGTTAGACGATTGGGGCTACGCTTTCCGTATGGTGAGAGGTAGCACCGACCGCCTCTCTTGCCACTCATCCGGTACAGCTATAGATCTCAACGCTACTAAGCATCCTCTCGGAAAATACGACACTTTCCCGGCCGAAAAAATACCTATGATCCGGGCCTTAGCTAAGAAATACGGCCTCAAGTGGGGCGGCGATTTTAAGTCTAGGCCCGATGATATGCATTTTGAGGTAGAGGTTAAGCCGGCTAAAGCTAAACAACTAATAGAAAAGTTAGGGTTAAAAGATGCCTAAATCAAGCGTACAAACAATTACTACTACGGCCTCTATAGCCGTACCGGCTTTACCGGGAGATCAAAGCGTATATTTACACTCAGCCTCCGGGACTATTTATATAGGTGGACCGGATCTAACGGCAGCTAATGGCTACCGGATGGATAACGGAGACAAGCTAACGATTATGGTGGGAGATCACGAGCCACTATATGCAATAACCTCAAGTGGTACCTCAACTCTTTACGTGTTGAGTCAGATTAACTAAAGGGCATTACAGGAGATAACAATGAACAGAAAACAACTAGAGGCCGCTGCTAAATCTTATGCACGTGCAGCGCTCGCAGCTGTAGCAGCTCTATATATGTCCGGGGTGACAGATCCAAAAGTATTAGCTAACGCTTTTATCGCTGGCCTAGTCGGTCCGATCCTTAAAGCTGTACAGCCTAGCGAGAAACAATTTGGCATAGGCGCACGATGATCCGTGCCTTGATAGGGGCGGCTGTGGGGACGATGCTCCTATCGGGGTGCGGTTATCAAGGTTGGGTTAGATATCCGTGCCAAGAATATGCAAACTGGCAAAAGCCCGAGTGTCAGCCTCCGGAGTGTGAGAGCTTAGGCTTATGCACAAAAGATTTATTTGATGAGGGAGTAGTAGATAATGGCGAGGCGTAGATTTACAGCTGAGGAGCTACACGCACGGCTCATCGTAGCTATTGGTATTATCTTAGCTATAGTTTTTGCGCTATCGGTTATGTCTATGCTGTATGCGCTGCTCTTTATTACTCAGCCTATGAAGCAAGCGCCTAACGATGCGGCCTTTATCGATCTAGTATCTACGCTTACCGTGTTTTTAACCGGGACCTTAGCCGGGATCGTAAGTGCAAACGGCCTAAAAACTAAACCTAAGGTAGAGCCTACGACTAGCGACACGCCAATAGAGCCTACGCTTTGATTTCGGACAAACAGCCCTCATACTGATACTACAAACGCTGAGAGGGCTACTCGGTTAGTAGCTTGATCGGCCTTAACAAAGGGCGAAAAATGAATAGTTTAGATATCTTAATAGGTCTGTTTTTTTGTGGCGTAGGTTTTCTTTTAGTAGTGGCCGGATACTCAATCGGCTACCGCCAAGGCCACGGCGAGGGTTTTATACGTGGTCGATCAATAGCACGAGCTCTTAAAGACAAGGAGCTAATCTAATGGGGTTTTTAGATAACTACGAGGATGTAAACGCAAGGATTAAACGCTTTAGATCCGAGTTCCCGAGCGGTAGATTAATCGCCTATATCGAGGATATTGACATGATTAAAGGTACGGTTTTAGTTAAAGCTGAGGCATACCGGGAGTACGAGGATATGGTGCCAAGCGCGGTTGATTACGCTTTTGGTAACGTCGCTAGCTTGACTCAAAATATGAAACGGTGGCTAATTGAGGATACTGTCACGTCCGCTTATGGCCGTTGCATAGGTCTACTAACGCCGAGCTTAGAATATAGCTCGAGGCCTACAGCTCAAGATATGCAAAAGGTCGAAACCCTACCGGCTGACTCGGATCCATGGAGCACAAAGGTAGCGCACGAGGGTATTCCGACTATGGCTACAGCTGTAAAAGAGATCGCAGCTAACTTAGGTGGCGAGCAAGTTGCAGAGCCTCCACGCTGTGCTCACGGGACGATGATATGGGCCGAGGGAACAGCTAAAGCTACAGGCAAGCCGTGGGCAGCCTACAAGTGCACACAGAAAAACCGTGCTAATCAATGCAATCCGTATTGGCACGTACTCGGCAGCGATGGAAAATGGAAACCTCAATTATGACAAAACTACAGCTGATACGAATACTTATAGCTATACAGATATTTCTACTTATGTTAATGGTGTATCTATGGGCGAAATAACTTTTATTAAAAACGGGATAAGCACCACTATCCACGATGATGGCTCGACAAGCTCTACACCGGTAGATCGCTGTGATTATTGCGATGAGTGGGCAAGCCAAGTAGGGGGATTAACTATTCGGGATGTCGGACTAGAGGCGGTTACGTGGTTGTGTGCAGAGTGTCGGGCGTAGCTAAAGTAATACTCGATAGGTCACAGGAGATTATGGCTCACCAAGCCGGCCTAGCGAGAGCTATACACTTTAACGCGGACCCGACCGATGCTAATCAATACGGGCAAAAGTTTGCCAATTACCACGAGTTCATATGGCAAAAGGCCGAGGGTGCCGGAGCTGAGATCGCTGTAGCTGCATATTTTGGCGATTTCGGCTTTAAGCCTAAGATCGAAAACGTGCACGAGGGAGCCGATGTAGGGCAAAACGTCGAGGTCAAGTGGACCAAGCACCAAAACGGGCATCTCATCTTACAAAGCGCCATGCTCGAGCGGCCTAACGATGTAGCTATATTGGTTACAGGTTTTAGCCCGGTCTATATGTTGCTCGGATGGATGCCGGTCCATATGGCCATGACAGCTCGCTACAAGCATCCGCATCAAGATAACTATTGGGTACCACGCTCTAGTTTATTCGAGATGCAATACCTAAAGAGGTCAAACTATGGCGATGTATAAATCTAAATGCCGTCTATGCGGCAAGATCACAGATCACATAGAGCGCGTAGTAACCGATAACCTACCTCCATACGTTAAAACGCTCCAATGCGTTAAATGCGGTGTAATGGGAGTTGTATTAATGGAGGACGTTAAAGATGCCACGTTATGAGTATGAGTGCATAAGCTGCAATATCCGGTATGAGCTTGAGCAAAAGATGGCCGAGCACACGATCCCCTATTGCTGCAACCTATTAATGCGGCAGATATACCACGCGCCGGGCCTTAGCTTTAAGGGTACGGGATGGGGTAAAGATGCGTAATAGTTATCCACACAAGTTATACACACGTGTTAATAGGCTGTGCGACACGCTCAAGATTACGCTCAAGGTTGCATCCTATTTGACTATGCGGCTACGCTCCGTGCTCGTGGGCGAGCCGCTACCGCGGATAGCTCGCAAGCGATGCTCGGTGCTTTTGGCCGGGCTATTGCTATTTACCAATATGCCTAATGCTACGGCGGTAAATACTACAAGAGACAAGAATAACTACAAGATATACGCACATATGAAAATACAAAGTGCTAAACAATATAGATGCTTAGATACTCTATGGGATAAAGAGAGTAAATGGGATCCAAGAGCGGATAACCCTAAGAGTACAGCTTATGGAATACCACAGCTATTAAAGCTAAAGGTTAAGGATCCATACTTACAGATTGACTTAGGACTTAAGTACATCAAACACAGACACTCAACAGCCTGTAAAGCTCTCGAATATCATAAACTCAAGGGTCACTACTAGATGGTAAGAGGTAGGCAAGACCCTCGAGTAAGCCGTGATTACAAGCGCGTTAGGTTAGTGGTGTTAGCTAGAGATGGATACACGTGCGCTTATTGTGGACAGGATGCAGATACGGTGGATCACGTACAAAGTATTAAATCCGGTGGAGATCCGCTAAGTCTTGAGAACATGATCGCTAGCTGTAAACGATGCAACTCACGCAAGGGTTCACGCTCACAAGCTCTTTTTTTAGCGTCTTTTTCTACCCCCCCTGCCTTTCCGGGCAATATCTCCCCGATCACCACCAGTACGGTCCTAGCCGGTCCGTGCAAGGGACAAACGAGGCAGGATGAGTAAGGATATGGACAAAATAAAAACGGGCCGTAAGGGGGCTACTGAGCCTCGTTTACATAGTCCATACATCAAGGGCAAAAATCGCGGCGATGAAATTGCACAGCTAGCAGAGTCCATAGGCCTACCGCTTTTACCGTGGCAAGATTTTGTAATTCGAGATATGACCTCAATAGACGATGAAAATATGTTTATCCGTAAGACATCCCTCGTATTGTGCGCGAGACAGCAAGGAAAAACTCACCTAGCGCGCATGATGATGCTCGGGCATTTGTTTTTATTCGGATCTAAAAACGTCATCATTATGAGCTCGAATAGGTCGATGGCCTTAGACACCTTTAGGCAAGTGGCCTATGCGATAGAGGAGGCCCCGGAGCTTAATAAGCAAGTTAAACAGATACGTTTTGCTAATGGCACCGAGTCTATAGAGCTTAAAAATGGCGCTCGCCTCGATGTAGTCGCAGCTACAAGAGACGGTAGCCGTGGACGTACGGCCGATCTACTCTATATCGATGAGGTACGCGAAATTAGCGAGGAGGGCTTTAGAGCTGCAACACCTACAACTCGTGCCCGGCCTAATGCTCAAACCTTACTTACCTCTAATGCCGGCGATGCGTTTAGTACGGTGCTCAATGATCTACGCGAGAGAGCTCTTAGTTTTCCTCCTAAGACTTTTGGCTTTTACGAATATAGCGCGCCACAGTTTGCCAAAATTAACGATGAGGCTGCGTGGGCTATGGCAAACCCGGCCCTCGGCTACACCGTAACTTTAGAGGCATTACAAGAGGCCGTAGCTACTCAGCCAATCGAGACTACAAAAACCGAGCTATTGTGCCAATGGATAAGTAGTACGGCCAGCCCGTGGCCCCATATGGCCGTGGAGGATGCAAGCGATATAACGCTAGAGATGTCACCGGGACCGCTTACTATTTTTGCTTTTGACGTGGCACCGAGTCGTAGAGATGGCTCGCTCGTGATGGGCCAAGTCTTACCCGATGGCCGGATCGGTGTAGCTGTGCTCGAGGTATTTCACTCGGACGTATCTATAGACGAGCTTTATATGGCCGATCATATTGCTAAGTGGTGTAAAGATTTTTATCCTCGGACGGTTTGCTATGACAAGTACACCACCGCCTCAATAGCCAAACGCCTCGAAATTAACGGCATCCACATAACCGACATCTCGGGCCAAAAGGGTTATCAAGCATCCGGGGACTTATACGAAGCTCTAGCTAATAAGCGTTTAGTTCACTCGGGGCAAGATACCCTCGTTACACATTTTTCAAATTGCGCCGCTAAAGAGTCAGATTCGAGCTGGCGCATAGTCCGGCGTAAATCTGCCGGGCCGGTTGATATAGCTATCGGTATTTCAATGGTCGTACATATCCTAAATCAACCTCTCGGGGAGGCTAAAGTTTATATGTAGACACGATGTCTATTAACTGATTTTATGCTTGACATTTTGGGAAAATCGACCCTATGGGATTACTACAAACTCTAGGCTTAAAATCTGCCTCTAAGGTCGAGGCACAGTACGCACCTGCCGTAATGGATACTACATACGGCTATGGATCTTTTAATACTAATAGTGCTTACGGATATAACGGCGTAGGTATTGATCGTAATCTAGCTTTACAAGTAGCTAGCGTTGCACGTTGCCGTAATTTAATTGCCGGAGTTATATCCTCTATTGATTTATCACTTTACAAAAAATCAACCGGAGAAAAACTAGGCTCACCAATTTGGTTAGAGCAGCCGGATATTAGACAGCCTCGCAGCTTAACAATAAGCGCCACGGTGGACTCGCTAATTTTTTATGGGGTAAGTTATTGGCGCTGTACCTCATTGTATGCGGACGATGGGAGGCCGTCGGGCTTTGAGTGGGTAGCTAATAACCGAGTTACATATACAACTAATCAATACGGTACCGAAATAAAAGATTATTTTGTGGATGGCAATTTAGTACCTATGAGCGGTATCGGATCGCTCGTTACTTTTCAATCACTTTTGCCAGGAGTATTACAAAGTGCTAGTACAACTATTAGAGCTGCTCTTGATGTACAAAAAGCCGCCGCGGTAAGTGCGGCTACACCTATGGCTACTACAGTATTAAAAAATAACGGCGCAGATTTACCGGAGGCACAAATACAGGGAATTTTGGCCGGTTGGAAAGCCGCTCGCCAAAATCGTAGCACCGCATATTTAACGTCTACTTTATCTGTAGAAAATATTGGCTTTTCACCTAAGGACATGGGCTATGTTGATTTCTCACAATACCTTAGTACCGAAATTGCACGATCTATGAACGTGCCCGCGGCACTTATTTCTAGTGACATGAACAATTCGATGACGTACCAAAATATTTTAGACGGTAGAAAAGAATTTGTAGCTTATTCATTACAGCCATATATCTCAGCTATTGAGGATCGTCTATCTATGAACGATATAACTAACTCGGCTAACGAGGTACGGTTTGCGGTAGACGATACATTTTTACGAGCAGATGCAAGAGAGCGTTTAGACTTAATTGAGAAAATGCTAAATCTTAATTTAATAGACGTCGAACAGGCTAGACAAATGGAGCAATTAACACCGTTAGGGGATACAAGTGCTATTAACATTTAATCAAGAGATACAAGCGGCCGACACAGAGCGCCGGGTTATATCCGGACTCGTTGCACCATACGGCGAGATCGGCCATACAAGCGCCGGCCCGGTAATGTTTGAGCGCGGCTCTATTACTTATGCTGAGGCATCTAAAATAAAATTACTTATGCAACATCAACCGGATAAACCGGTAGGCCGCGCCATTTCATTTAGTGAGGGAACATCTCCGGAGGGTATTTACGGATCCTTTAAGCTTTCGAGTAGCTCTCGGGGACAAGATGCTCTCGTATTAGCGCAGGAAAACCTAGTAAGTGGCTTATCCGTAGGGGTCGATGTAACGGCCTCTAAGCCTATGGGCGAGTATCTGCTAGTCACGGCGGCGGTCCTCAAAGAGGTCAGCCTCGTCGAGAGTGCGGCCTTTGCAAGCGCATCCGTTGATGAAATTATGGCAGCGCGTGTAGCTCTCGAAGCTGCAACTAGCACGAAAGAAAAAACAACAACTATTTCTACGACTATCGTAGAGATCGAAACCGAAACAGAAACCGAAAGCGAGGAAGCTGTGACTACAGCCCCAGAAAATACACCGGAGGAAACCCCGGTAGATACACCGGTCGAGGCTGAAAAAGTCGAGGCCGCTCGTAAGATCATCCGTCCGAGTGTTTTAGACTCTCAGAGACTACGTACACCTATTACATCAATGGCCTCATACACAGAGCACAAAATTAAAGCTGCTCTAGGTAATGATGACTCTAAGCTTTGGGTAACCGCAGCCGATGATAGTTTTTCTACAAACCCTGCATTTAATCCAACACAGTACCTAAGTGAGTTTGTATCAAATACCAATTTTGATACACCTATGATTAATGCGCTATCTCAAGGGGCCTTGCCACAAAGTGGTATGACAATCCAAGTCCCATCACTCGTTACCTCAGCCGGCGGCCAAAATGGCGTAGCACCGGTTGTAACAGTAGAGGCCGAGGCCGGAGCTGTACAAAATACAGGCATGGTTACAGAGTACCTAACAGGTACCGTTAAGAAATATAGCGGTATGAATACGCTCTCTGTCGAATTGCTAGAAAGATCAGATCCGAATTTTTATGCAGAGCTCACAAATCAGTTACAGCGAGCCTATTCTCTAGCTACTGATGCTGCGGTAATCGCAGACGTAGTAGCCGGTGGAGTACAAGGTACAGCTGTAGCAGCTACAAGCGCCGGTATCATTTCATACGTATCTACAGAGTCAGCTAATGTTTACAAAAACACTAGCTATTTTGCTCGTAACTACGTAGCCGGTCCATCACAATGGTCTCTATTAATGGGAGCTACAGACTCAACAGGCCGTCCAATTTACAACGCTGCGGCACCTATGAACAGCGGCGGACTTTCAACACCTACATCCATACGTGGAAACGTATTAGGGTTGGATTTATACGTGGATCATCAAATGGTAGCTACAACTATCGACGATTCAGCGTTTATCGTTGCACCGGAGGCTATGACCGTTTACCGCAGCCCACAGGCTTATATGTCTGTAAACGTTGTATCAAACCTACAAGTACAGGTAGCTATCTATGGCTTTATGGCAACAATCGTAAAGATGCCTAAGGGTCTAGTCCGCTACAACCTAACGTAATAACCCTAGTAGTCGGGAGGGCTTATAGCCCTTTAAGCCCTCCCGGCCTTTTTATTTAAGGAGACAAAAGTGCCGGCATCATACGTAACGGAGCAAGAGTTACGCGATAACCTCGGTATCCAAGATTTATATCCGGATAGCGTGGTCGAGGAGTGCTGCCAAACGGCGCAAGATTTATTAAATCAATTTTTATGGTTTGACTCAGCTCCGGTAGTAGGCACCCTTTTACAAAATAACGTAGCTACGGTTATGGTCGCTAACCCTTTTATCTTTACTACGGGCCAATCGATAACCTTGAGTGGATGCGGCTCAACTTTTAACGGGACCTACACAATTACTGGCACGATACCTTTTAGCGCCGGGACCGCTAATAATTTCCCATTTATTAACTTTAATAGCTTTACAGCTACATACCCTGCCGGCTTTAGCTTTGTGCAATATGCGCGTACAGCTGCAAACGAGAATTTTAGACGTGTACTACCTTACGGCCAAGCTATTGGACCGGACACAAAAACTACAGCTTACGCCTCTACACCGGCTGTACGACAAGCTGCGATGATCCTAGCCGTGGACATATGGCAAGCTCGCCAAGTCTCACAGACCGGCGGCGTATCGATCGACGGCTTTAGCCCGAGCCCCTATCGGCTCGGTAATAGCATGATCGGCAAAATCCGGGGCCTCTTAGCCGGGTACCAAAATCCTTTAAGCATGATCGGGTAGCCAATGACAGCCCCGATTACAACTCTTAGAGCTAGCGTAGCTGCGGCCCTAAATAATCCAAACGTATGGAATACCTATAGTTTTCCGCCTCCAACTATTACCGCTAATTCGGTAATTTGTGTCCCGGGGGATCCGTACATTGTGCCAAGTAATAACGATTACATAGGCATCTCGCCTTTAGCTAATCTCCGGATTATTTGTAATGTGCCGATGTACGACAATCAAGGTAATTTACAGGGCATCGAAACTTTATTATGCGCCGTGTTTAAGAAGCTCGCCGAGTCTACAATAGTTATGAATATTGGCAGCGTTAGCGCGCCGTCGGTATTAAGTGTACAGAGCGGCGATTTATTAACGGCATCTATCGATATATCAATACTAACGAGCTGGGAGTAACTAATGGCATATACAGAGGATGATCTAAAGTTTTTGCGAAAGATCGGGCAGATCGTAGACGAGCCTGCACCGGTTAAAGTAGCAAAAGAAAAACCAACACCAACACCAACACCAACAAACGAAAGCGAGGAATAAGCTAATGGCTATATTCTTATCAAACGGAGTGGTCGTAACTTTGAACTCGGTAGACCTATCCGATCACGTAACGAGCGCAACAATTAACCGCGTATTTGAGGAGCTAGAAATTTCAGCGATGGGCGATAACGCAAGACGTTATACGAAAGGGCTAGAAACCTCAACTATTACGCTTGATTTTCTTAATGACACAGCTAGCGGCGAGGTCCTACAGACTCTACAAGCTGCGTGGGGTACAACAGTACCTATTACTCTTAAGCAAACTAGCGCGGCTATCTCAGCTACGAACCCGGAATATCAGAGCACGGTTTTGGTAAACAATACTACCGATATTAACGGCGCCGTCGGAGACATATCAACTCAATCGATTACGTTTACGTGTAACTCTGTAATCGTAGTAGATACCACCGTATAAAAAACTAACAAAGGGGCAAACAAATGGCAAGACTCAAAATAACAAGGGCTACCGGTGAGGTTACTGAGCATCAGATAACACCACGGATCGAGTACGCCTTTGAGCTTTACGCAAAAAAAGGTTTTCACAAAGCCTTTAGAGACGATGAAAAGCAGACCGATTTATTTTACCTATCGTGGGAGTGTTTACGCTCTAGCGGTGAAAATGTAAAACCTTTCGGTGCCGATTTTCTCGATACATTATCTAAGGTCGAGGTCTTAGACGATGAACCTTTAAGCTAGGGCGAGACTCACTAACATATTTGACGGCTCAGCTATCAATACGGTTAGGGGTCTCGCCTCAAGCGATACTCGATCTCGATGTAGAGATGTTTAGGATGTTAATTAAAGTGCTTAACGATGAAGCTAAGGAGGCCGACAATGCCCGTAAGTCTAGGCGGCGTTAAAGAGACTATAAAGTCCTTGCGTAAATTCGACCCCGAGCTACTTAAAGAAATGAATAAAGAGATCCGGGCCGTGATGGTGCCGCTACGAGATAAAGCTCGAGGCTATGCACCGTCTCCGGTCCCGGGTAATCTCTACGGATGGAATGAAAACACCGTAGGCAAAAAAATTACAGCTCGTAACTCAGCCTTTAGAACCTTTAACACCGAGGGCCGTCTCCGGCTCTTTCCGCTTTATGATCACGCCGAGGTAGTCAAAGGTATCTATTACTCTCAAGCTCCAAGCAAACGTAATAAAAACGGATGGCGAGCTCTTTACTTTGTAGGCAATAGATCAGCTGCCGGCTCAATTTACGAAACAGCCGGGCGAGCAAACGAGCCATCTAATAAAGGCTACCGATCTAATAACCCTAGAGCCGGTGAGCATTTTGTTAGCCGTATGGGACCGCTCTACGGAGACAAGCA